GTTTTATTTAAACGTTTACCAGAGGCATCTACCTGGTCAACCGACTTTGTTGCGTCTTTTAGCTCAAAGCCTACAGTTACTTTTGACATTAAGCCCCCTCCTAGAATGGTTAAGTGGCATATTAAAAAAATTTAGATATTTTTCATTAGGACCATTATAGCACATATGGTCAAAATTGTCAATACATAAAATTTTAAAGCATAAAAAAGCCCACTAAATTACTTAGCGGGCTTTTCAGTTTTTTGTTTATTATTGATCTCTTGTATTCGTACACCATCTATGGTGCGAACAAGCATAGTTATAAACTTTCTGTCTTCAAGATCAATTTCTGTAGCTTCCAAAACTTCTGAAATACCAATCAGTGATTTACCTAAGTAAATACCATTCATGCTATCCCACTCATCTCGAAGCATCCTATACGCAATTAGTGCTTGCTGAACTTCCAGTGGAAAGTCTTCAAACTCAACTGGAATTTCATCTTCTGCAGGTTCATTACCTAAAGCCGCACACATTTCAAAGTATGCTTCTTTGGTCATTGCAACACTGCTATTTTGCATATAGTTTGTGAGCAACCTAGTAACGTGACTTAGTTGCTCTTCGAAAAGTTTCCCAAGTCTGAGACCTGTTCGCTAATGAAGCCATCAAAATTACTTGAGTTTTTCATCAAGTACAGTGCGTTTTCAGCTGTAAAGCCTAACTCATCATCTGGCTTTTGTCCAGTTAAATCAACTGGGGCAAGTTGCTCAAGATAAGACATTTTAAGTCCTGTCCAACCTTTTACAGCAGCTTCAACATAAAGCTGTAAGAACAAGTCTTCGTTAAACTCTTCTGCGGCTTGACGATTTTTAAAGCTAGTCTTTGTTGACTTCTTACGAATGTTAAGCAGTGTTTCACGACTTAAAAATGCAAGATTAACTTTGAAACCAGGCATGCCGGGATATTCAACTTCAACAGACTTACTGGGAACTAAAAGGGATTTTAAAGAAATTTCAGACATATTTTTATTATTTGTGAATACAATGGGCTAAGCACCATGCTTAGCCCAGATCAGGTTATTAAACTTGTGGAGTTGTGTAAGTAACAGTCAACTCATTGGCCGCACCGATATCAAAAGCACTACTTGCAGAGCCTTGAGCAGTAAAGTTAATAGTTGTTGAAACAACTTGTTCAGCGTTAACTGTGGGAATTGTTAACACAACTGCAGGCATTGTAAAGTCAACTTTAGTAGTACCAGTACCACCAATTGAAATGTTCATGTAGAAGGCTGGGTTAACAGCTGTTGCTGAATTATTTAACATTGATTGCATTAACTCAGCAGTGTTACCAGTGCCAGTACGCAAATAAGCGTTTAAACTACCACTGATAGCGCGTGTACTTGTAAAGTAGGTAACAGGCTTATTAACAGTTGCTAAGTTAGCAGGCGTTAAATAAGTAACGTTGTTTGAAATTGTCAAACTACCGCCAGTTAAGGCAACGTTATAAGCAGTACCACCAGATCCAATGCCTTCGTCTAGTGTAACAACACTTAGTTTGTTAGCAATATAAGGGCAAGTGGTTACTTTTTGCAAGAAGTTACCAGTTAATGTACCTGACAAGCTACCACTACCAATAGTAGGTGAAGTAATTTGACGCAACACACCACCTTGACCAGCCCACTGCACGGAAGCAATAGCATCCAAACCAAAGTCAATTGTAGCTGTGTTTAACACGCAGTTATCAATAATAAAAGTTGTATCATCAACAATAATAACTAAACCAAAAGCGTGTAATTGATGCTTGTTAGAGTTTGTTAAAACTGCTGTGGCAGAGGTAGCACCATCAGTCCAAGCTGCTGCTGCGTCACCAATGGGTTTGTCCGAGAACATAGCGTTCCATAAAACAGACTCTTCGCAAGTAATTGTAGTGCCAGCATCTTGTGGACGCATATAAGTTGTAAAGGTAAAATCAGCTGGATCAAGAGCAGTATTAAAACTACGCTGACCACGAACAGGGGTTGCACCAGCTTCGTTTAGTGTAACTGTTTCACTTGTAGTGTTTTGACTAAACGCGAATCCGTCCAGTACTTGAATTTCGCGAGTATTGCCAGAAGTAAATCCAGAACTGTTGACTGCACCAGTAGTTGCGTTAACATTACTTGTCCAGAATACTCGACTATTACGAATTAGATTAAATGCCATATTTTATTTCCTTGTGGTTAAAAACGTAAAGCACACCCACTAGACATTTATCTGTTTTGGTGCCAGCAACGTTATTGTAGTGCGTATCGCACTTGTAGGTTTACTTCTCCGACACCGTAAGGAACTAATAGCCCTTCGTCGGTGATAATAGACTGAATCAAGATTTCAGTTGTTGCCAGATTATTAGCCTGGTCGTATACTAATACACGATTATCATGAATACACTTCTCTAGGTCGTGTAGTAGGGTTTCTAGTTGAAATTGTGGATCTTCTTGGTCTCGAACATACACTTTTAGTGATAAGTTTAAGTAGCACCACGCAAAGTCAGCTGGATGATATTCGCGAATTTCTGTGCCTGGAACTATGTATACAGCAGGGAAGTCTTGAATTTCATCCCAGAACTTTAGTTTGGCATAAGAGTTGTCGTATAAGTTTGTTTGATAGGGCGCAGTACCATCAATTGTTTTTAGCTTTTCTGCTAGCGCTTTTGCAATACTATTTCGTTTACTCATATAGATATAGCCCTTAATTTATTAGCAACTACCTGAGAAGCAATATCTCGGATAGACCTACCTATAAGAAGTTTAGGGTCTCGGGTTTTAGGACTCTGTTGCTTACCACCAGCACTAAAAGTTGCATACGGATTTTTCATATAACTATAAAATACGTTTATTAAACCGTCACGACTTTGAGTTAAGTGGTCTATATTAATAGTACTAGCAAATCTACCTGTTCTATAATTAAGTATATCTTTTCGGGTTCCGTCACCCATATTCGCACTTACTACGTCTTGTATTTGAGAGTTTAAAATAGCAAGTAAGTTTACTAAGTTTACTGTTTCTGGCAGTACTTGCTTCTTTACTTCGATTTTTGCCTTAGTAACTTTTTGTTTTAGGCTTTTTAATTCTGCTTTAGTTCTGCGAATGTCAGCTTTAGCTTTGTCAGCACCTATAACATTTTTAACAGTTAACTCAGGTAATCCACCTATTGTTCCTGTATATACATTCTTTAATTTTCGTTTTTTACCACTAATAGTCGATACTAATCTATCTTCAATTAGTTTTACAATAGCAGGAGACGACTCTAGTTCTACTAGACTTTGTGAGCCTTCAGATAGTAGACCTTGTTTAACAAATCCGTTTACCATACTATCAAGAGCTTTTTCAACCAAGCTTTGATTACTATAACCTACTTGTTTTAAAAATCCACGAATACCTGTATTCTGTTTGCCAACAACTTGTGCGACTGCACTACCAGCTCGTTGTTGTTCCGCGCTACCTTGCCATTCAATAAGCCAGTTAGAGTCTGTTTTACGATACTTAGCACCTAACTTAGTTTTTAAACCCTTAATATCGCTAGTAACTTCGTCATACTCTTCTACAATATCTAGTAGCGTATCTATAAATTGATTTAAAGCGTTTAATTCTTTAGTAAGCTGTACTGCAGGTACTTGACGTCTAGGATCTTTTAATGCTTCGCCTATACTGCCTTTTGTTCTTTGCAGTAAAGTATTAGCCCATCCATACACATGGCCTTTATCGTAGTTTTTATTTTTTATTTGATTTAAAACTGTTTGAGATACGTTGCCAGCATCTTGAGCACCAGCATCTTTAGCTATTTGCTGTAGATAGTCGCCTACTGTTTTATTTAAACTTCTGAAGTTTAAACCTTTAAAAATTATTGTTTCTTGGCCTGCAGTATTATGATAAACTACTGCATCAGGCACTTGTAAGTATTTACCAGACTTTATTTCACTAAATATAGTAGAAGCAGTAGTTTCACCTAGTATGCTTTTAAGCTGCTCTAGTGGAATTATCAAATCTACGGTTGAGCTTTCTATTTCTGCTCTACTAGATTCACGAGTTTGTTGTAAAATTGAAGAAGTGTTTCGTTGACCCGAGGCCCACTGC